AATAGAAGAGGTTGCATCTTTTCCAAATGGCGACCATGATGACTATTGTGATAGTATGACAATGGCAGTTATGAGATTTAGACAAGGTGGGTTTATCTCACTGGACGGAGAAGACGAAGGGGAAGATTGGTATCCTCGATCAAGAAGGGAATATTACTAATGGCAGGTAGACCAAAGGGAAAATTTACAAAGACTTTAGGTGTAGATACTCCACATCCTTTTGCAAAGAAAAAGGAGAAGAAAAAGCCTGGGCGTAAACCGATACAAGGTCCACCTAGAGCTGTAGGTCGTCCTGCTAAAAAAGAAAGAATGATAAAAAAAGAAGACGCACCAAAAAGAAAAATAGTGTTGCCAAAAAAAATAAAACTACCAGGTTCAAGTAAAGAAGACGGAGTAATACAGATACAAGAAAAACTATTAATTAAAAAAGCGTATGGAGGCGGTATGTCAGACGAAGCAGATAGAAGAAGAACGTACAGAGAGTTGGAGAAGCGTGGACAACCAACGCCTGGAAAATATTACTATAAGCGAAAACCTACAGAGTATTCGCCAAGAAAAAAAATAAAACCAAAAGTAAAACAACTGGATTTATTTAAGAAAGCTATGGGTGGTGTTATGCGAGGTCGTGGTGGAACATTCAAAGGAGTGTTTTAATGTTATTAGGTGATGGTGGAAGAAGAATAATAGCGTTTAATCGTTATGCAAATGCAAAAACGAGAAAAGAAAAAGCAGACGCATTAAAAGCAATAAGAAAACTGGAAAAAGAACAAATAGATAAGATGTATAGAAAAGACGGCACATTAAGATCACAGTATAGAAAAACTGGTGGATATACCGTGACAAATCGTTTTTCAGATATTATGCTACCAGAGAAGAAAAGAACAACAAGGATTACTTGATGTCTACATCTATTGGCGGAAAAGATTATAAACCACAGAGTCTAGCAAAGACACTTGATGATTTTAAAAGACTTGGTAAAGGGTTACTGGTCGGTGAAACAGCAGACATTTTGGGTCTGCCAGCAGACCTACTTGGTTTGTACTATGATGTTCGTTATGGTCAAACGCCTCAAGGAATACAAAGTTTAATTGATACGATAGGTTCTGAGGCACTTGCAAAAAGATTTATGGGTGAGGAGTTCCCAGAGTTTTCTTTTGAGAACTTTGGTAAAGACGAAAACTTGGAAAGTGCAGGCCGTCTCTTGGCTCCTGGTGCATTGTTAACTAAAGCGATAGCCTCGGCAAGATTAGCAGCGAGATTAAAAAAGCCACCAGAGGGTGGGATCGGTAGTTTTGGAGATCAACAACTTGCATTGGCTGGAGCAGGTGCAGGCAAAGTTCCTATGGGAACAGGTGAACAACTACTGATGACAAGAGCAGATGACGGAAGTGGAGCAATCACGCCAACACCTATGCCAAAACAAGCAAGACGCATGGACGATGATGCTTTCTTAAAACCAGAAACTGAGATTAAAAAAGGTTCTGTTTTAAGTAAAGATGGAGAAATTTTTTCTAATTTATTAAATGAAATAGAAAAAATAGGCACAGGTAACAGTCAACTTTCTAGAACAGAACTGCAAGGAGTAGGTCAACCTCAAATGGAAAGTTTTGTTACAGACAAAGGTAAAAGAGCGTCTAGACCAAAACTAGATGCACAAGGAAACAAAATATTTACTAGCACAAAAGAAGTAACTACAGGCATTAATTTTGCTGATAATCCTACAGGTGAGGAGATTTTACTGACGTTTTTAACTCTACCAGGTAAGAAAAACAACAGACTTTATAAGGAAGCAAAAGAAGTCGGGCTTATCCGTTATCTTGAATTAAACCGAGATGAGGTATTTAGTAAAGAATCTGGACAATCAAAACTATACAACATAGCTTCACAGTTCTCACCAGAGATAACAGCCAAGACATACAAAGCTACAGATAAAGCTAAAATACAAGCAGAGCTAGTTGCTTTAGAAGCACAGAAAACAAACGCAACAACTTCTATAGAGCAACAGAGAATACAAGATCTTATCAGTGAAAAAAATTTAGAGTCTCGTTTAACTAACAATGCCATGAACAATATAACACCACAAAGAATTGATCCAGGCCCTGGTATTGATAATGGAGATGGAACCTTTGGCACAGTTGCTACAGACAATGTCCATCTCATATTTGGTCGAGGAGAAAGAGGAAACTCGTTAATAGGAGCAGACGAAATAAAGTTAGATGGACTTGACCCACCAGAAGTGAGAAGTAATTTAAAAACTTTAGAGAATTTTTTGAAAGATGCTGGAGACACGGACAACATAAATCAATTAAAAAATTCTTATACTGATCATGGTTACGGAGCAATCAAAGGATATGATGGACATGCAAGAATGTTTGATACGTTTGGTAGTGTTGATGGTACAAACTTAGAACCCTCAAGAGTAATACATGAATTACAGTTTAATAGTGCTAGATTTAAAGCAAATGAATTAAGATCAGCATCAGAGACAGCTAATATCAATCTTAAAATATCACAGTTGCGACAACGCTTAAATGAACCAGGGTTGAGTAACGATGAAAAACAACTTATTATCGATCAAATTACAGCATTAAGAAAACAAGTTGACGTAAAAGGAATTGTTTTAAATGAAGATTTGATGTCGGTTCAACAAGCATTGAAAATTGACAAACAAAAAGGTGGCAAGTTATCTGACTTTAGAACTAGAAGAGATGAGCTTAGAAAAAAAGCATCAGATTTAGATGACGAAATAAAGGCATTGGAAAAAAATCGATATGACCTAAATAGAAATTTAAGCGTAGTAAAAAGAAAAGGATTTGCATTAGATGAAGATTTAATCAAAAACACCACCACTTTTGAAAACTATAGAAATAATCAAGATTATTTAAACAGATGGTTTGATGATAAAAATAGTATTTTATCTGTAGTTGAGGACAAGAAAGCACAAGTTTTCTCAGATACAACAGCCGCGGAACAAAAAGGGACAAAACTTTTATTTGATAATCTTGATATGCAAAGAATATCTGGTGCAGAAGACAGACCGTATGAAGCTATTGATCCTTTTTTTGAATCGCCTGAAATGTTAGATTTAGAAGGTGTTAAGATGCCTTTGTCTATTGCCAGGTTTTTAGGAAGTTCTAGTCTAGACCAAAACTTTGATCCACTCCGTGTGAAAACATTTTATGCTAAAAACACACCAGTTAAAACAGACAGAAAAACAGGACAGACAGCTTTTAGGTTTAGAGACATTAATGACGAGTTTGTTACTAAATCAAATCAAAACATGAAAATTAGAGGCGATAGTTCAAATAATCCTTTTCTTGATTTTATGCAGTCTGGAAAAACAGGCTTTCTTGTAAATGAAGACATGATAAAAGATCATTTTAAAACATTAGAGAATTTAATCAAAACTGGAAAGTTTGATCCAGAATCATTTAATTTAAATAAACCATTATCGGAGACACAAGATTTTTTTGATGAAAGAATGGCGGGTAAAAAACATAGATTTGAGATGTTTAATAACAATAGGATTGAATATGGTGATTATGTAAAAGCAAAAATATTAGACGATCCCTTATATTTTACAAAAGGAGAAAACGCTAAAAAATTTTTCAAAGATGCTTTAAAAAATTATGGAGACACATTAGAAAGAAATGTTTTGAGAGACCGAATCACAATGAACATTATACAAGACGAAGAGTTTCTTAAAAACATAGGAAAACAAAATATCCAAGATTATAAAGCAAGACTTTCAGATATAGAAAAAAGAGCCAGAGGAGACAGTATAGAAACAAATCCTGCTTTTAATGATGAAGTAAAAAAAGTATATGAGGATTTTTTAACTGATGCAGAAATAGAATTTAATGATGTTGGTACAAAGTTAGAGGATATACAACCAGTGGGTAAAGGTGCTGACATAATTAAAAGAATTGTTAATCAAACAGTTGATGACCATTTAAAAAAATATAACAGTATTCCAGTCGCTGAATATACTGGAACTAGAGCAACATCAATGCCAGACGCATTTAACAGAGAACGTAAATCTTCTACAAGTCGTAGAAATATCGTAGACCTTACATTCACACCAGTAAAGAGACCTTTTGGTCTTGGTTTTGGAAAAGGTAATTTAGAAGTTGCCTATCAAAACATTTCTGTAAAAGATAGGGAAAACTTTGTAAGAGGGGGTGGTTTTAGAAATCAGTTTCAAGTTTTTAGTAATGACAATAATCCTATTTTACAAAGGTTAGCAAAACAAGAAGAGTATGATGCGTTGAAGAAAGAAGACCTTCAGTTAACTAACGTAATAAAAAATAAGCAAGTAGAATACGATAAAATAAAACAAGAGTTACGACCTCTTGAACAGAGAAATGCGATAGTAAATATTATTAATCAGTATGGTGATGCCATGCCAGATGAAGTCAAAGAAGCTCTTACTAAAATTATACCTCATGCAGAGGGTAGAAAACAACTTGCAATGAATCCGTCTTTTCAAAATACAAATCAAGCTATCGAGTTGGCAGTTAATTCTATTGTCAAACAAGCTATTAAAGACGGTAAAAAATTTGTTGTCTTTCCAAAATTAAGAGATTATCAACATCCTAGAGGTGGAGGGGGTAAAACTGGTTTAAATTTTAATTCCTCTGCTGGAGATCCATTAACTAATATTTTAAAAAAGAATTTTGGCAATGGCTATTTTACATCTGATGAGTTCTTTGGCACAAGAATACCAACGATGGGTGGAGCTCGTGGGGTACAAGCACAAAGAATAGGATCAAGACCAGGTCGTGACATGAACAATCAACCAGTGAGAGATTTACCAGGCGACATTGATAAAACAAAATTTAGAATCATTGACTTAACAAAAATTAACTCAGATTTTAAGATACCAAGATTTGCAAAAGGTGGTATACTAAGTAAATTCAGAAAGGTAGCGTAATGGCAGAAGAAACAATATCTCCGATGGTAGACCAAGCACTAGGTGCTGGTGGACCTGGTGTTAGTCCAGAAACAGATAGTTTAAGAATAGATTTAGATGAAGCACCAGAGTTGCCTTTGGGTATAGAACTAGACACAGGCGAAGAAGCACCAGTTGTTACAGAACAATATATTCACAATGCTAATCTTGCAGAGGTTATGGAAGAAGGAGCGTTAGCTTCTCTTGCTTCTGAACTACAAGCTAAAGTTAAAGAAGATTTAGAATCAAGATCCGACTGGGAAGAAGCCATTGCCAAAGGACTTAATTTACTCGGTATAAATTATGAAGACCGAAGTGATCCGTTTCTTGGTGCAAGTGGTGTAACACATCCGTTATTGTCAGAAGCTACCACACAGTTTCAAGCACAAGCATATAAAGAAATGTTACCAAGTGGCGGCCCAGTAAAAACACAGATACTTGGCGTACCAACAAAACAAACAGAAGACCAAGCACAAAGAATAAAAGATTACATGAACTTTCAGATTATGGAAGTTATGGAAGAGTACGATCAAGACACAGATCAGATGTTATTTTATCTACCGTTGACTGGTTCTACTTTTAAGAAAGTTTACTTTGATCCGACCAAACAAAGAGCTGTATCTAAGTTTGTACCAGCCGAAGATTTAATTGTTCCTTACTCTGCCTCTGATATAAGAACAGCGGAAAGAGTGACACACATGGTACGAATGAGTTATAATGAAATTCGTAAGTTACAAGTCGCTGGAGTATACAAAGATGTGGAGTTATCTACTACGGACACTGGAGAAGATGAAGGAGCTATCCAAGAAACAACTAACGAGCTTCAAGGATTATATCCAAATTATTCAGATGATAGTTACACCTTACTTGAAATCCATGTTGATTTGGACTTGGAGGGTTTTGAAGATATGGATGTTCAAGGGCAGCCTTCGGGTATTATGCTCCCTTATATTGTTACCATTGATCAAAATTCTGGCGAAGTTTTATCAGTGGTTAGAAACTTTAGAGAGCAAGATCCGTTAAAAAGAAAGAGGCAATACTTTGTACATTTTAAATTTTTACCAGGTTTTGGATTTTATGGTTTCGGATTATTACATACAATCGGTGGTTTGTCTCGTGCAGCCACATCAATATTAAGGCAGTTAATCGATGCAGGTACTTTATCAAATCTTCCAGCTGGTTTCAAAGCGAGAGGTGTTCGTATTCGTAATGATGACGATCCTCTTAATCCTGGTGAGTTCAGAGATATCGATGTCCCAGGTGGAGACCTCAAAAATTCAATCATTCCATTGCCATACAAAGAGCCATCAGCCACATTAGCACAACTTTTGGGTGTGATTGTTGACTCTGGTAGACGTTTTGCACAAGTTGCAGATGCAAAAATAGCAGATGTGAACTCACAAGCACCTGTTGGAACGACTGTTGCGTTAATTGAACAAGGTTCAAAGATTATTTCAAGCATACATAAGCGTTTACATTACGGACAAAAACAAGAATTTAGGATGTTAGCAGAGATTTTTTCAGAAAATCCAATGCCTTATCCATATTTTGTAGGTAATGTAGCACCACAAATCATGGCAACTGACTTTGATGGACGTATAGATGTGCTTCCAGTCAGTGATCCAAGTATTTTTTCAATGGCACAACGCCTATCTTTGGCACAAACACAGTTGCAATTAGCACAAGCAGCACCACAACTACATAATCAGTACGAAGCATACCGAAGAATGTACGATGCACTGGATATCAAGAACATAGATGGTATATTACCGCCACCACAACCACCACAACCAGTGGATCCAGCTACAGAAAACGCTAATTCTATTAAAGGAATGGCACTACAAGCCTTCCCACAACAAGATCACGAGGCACATTTGAGAGCACATGCCGTATTTTTATCGAATTTAGCGGCACAAACCAATCCTCAAGGTTATGCTTTGCTTCAATCTCATGTTCAAGAGCATGTTGGACTGTTAGCAAGAGATCAAGTGACTAAATTTTTCCAACTTGCGATGCAAGAGGCTATGGCAAAAGGCGAACAACCAGTTCCACCTGCTCCAGAGGCTGTTGAAGCTGCAATATCACAACAAATTGGTGAGATATTGAGAGAAGTTATGCCTGTTATTGAGCCAGCACAGAAACCAGATCCACTTGTGGCGATTAGAGAGAAAGAATTGGAGAATGATACGGTAGAAATACAAAGGAAAGCCGTAAATGACATGATGAACTTCCAAATAGACCAAGCAAAATTAGCACAAGCGTTTGAATTAGCACAACAGAGGAAAGAAACGCAAGAACAGATAGCAGAAGACCGTAATGATGTTAATATTTATAGGATAAATACACAGGCTTCTCTGAAAGGAAAGTAATGTTAGATCCCGCCTCGATTGGTATAGCCATCACAGCCGCTAATACGGCATTTTCGGCAATCAAAAAAGGATTTGCCGCGGGTCGTGAAATTGAGTCTATGGGAAAAGACCTCTCACGTTGGATGGGTGCGGTTTCAGACGTAGAAAACACTGAGAAGTCCGCGAAGAACGTCTCACCACTTATAAAATTGTTCAAAGGAAAAGAGATAGAAGCCTCTGCTATAGAAGCCTTTACTGCAAAAAAGAAATTAGAAGCACAAAGACAAGAACTTAAATCATTTTTGAATTTTCACTACGGCCCTCAATCATGGAATGAGATTTTGGCTATGGAAGCGGAGATAAGAAAAAAACGAAGAGACGAAATTTATGCCAAACAAGAGCTTATTAGAAAAATCTGGGAATATGTTGGTTGGACTGTCTTGTTTATTACAGTTATTGGATTTATAATATTTCTTGCATGGCTTTATAAGGAGAAAAGAGGATGAATGAAAAGCCTTTAAAACTTAAAATTGATGAAAACAGTTTTGAACTATCGCTAAGAATACTAGGTAATGAGTTTGTTGCTATCAAGATAGGATCAACTAATTTTAGTGGAAAACTTATTGCAGGCGGTGTTCTTTTATTATTTTTTACGTTAATCTTATTAGAGGGTTTTGGTCTAAACGAAATTTTGTTAAAATGAATGTAGACACTTTTTTAAAATGGAAGATACTTCCAAGATTTATGATGTTAATATCTACAGCTATGAGCTGGAGATGTGCCGAATGGTTTATGGGATTAGAAGATCCAACTGCTTCTCAGTCTGCTTTTGTATCGGTGGTTATGGGTGTAATGACTGGTGTATTCGGCATTTGGATGGGTCACGAACACAAAGGAGAAAGTAATGTTAACAGCACTAATAGGTCCAGTAAGTAAACTGGTCGGAAAATTTATAGAGGACAAAGACCAAAAGAACAAATTGGCACATGACTTAGCTACACTTGCCACCCGTCATGCTCACGATCTGGCAAAAGGTCAGATAGCAGCTAATGCTGAACAGGCGAAACACCCCTCAATATTTGTAGCAGGAGCTCGCCCAGCCATAATGTGGATCTGTGCTCTAGGGTTATTAACTCAATTTTTTATCATGCCGATTGCAGAGTGGGCAACGGCTATATGGATGCCTGAAATAAGTTTGCCAAAACTAGCCACGGGTGAACTTATGACCTTAACCCTTTCATTACTAGGACTCGGAGGAATGAGATCCTATGAGAAGTCAAAGGGTGTAGCAAGAGAGAACATGAAAAAATGACAATGGATTTGTTTAGACATTTACGAATACACGCTAAAAAAAAGAGGATAATATGCCGTTGACAAAAAAAGGAAAGAAGATAATGAAATCTATGAAGGATCAATACGGCAAGAAAAAAGGGGAGACAGTATTTTATGCAAGCAAAAACAAGGGAGTTATCAAGGGTGTTGACAAAAAGAAAAAAACAAAGAGATCCTAAAGTTGGGACTGGTAAAAAACCTAAAGGTTCGGGCAGAAGATTATATACGGATGAGAACCCTAAAGACACGGTTGGAATTAAATTTGCTACGGAGGCGGATGCCAGAGCAACTGTTGCCAAAGTTAAAAGAATCAATAAACCTTTTGCGAGAAAGATACAAATCCTTACAGTCGGTGAGCAAAGAGCAAAGGTGATGGGAAAGTCAAAAGTAGCTAGTATTTTTAAAAAAGGTAAAGAAGCAATAAGGAGAGCAAGAGCATGACACGCATTAAACAATTTGCAAATGATATGGGTTTATCATACAATAAAGCCAAAGGTCTTATTAACAAAGGCAGAAAGTTAAAAGACGGTGGATCAACAGTATTGGAGAAGTATGTGTCTATAGAAATAGTACCTAAAAGAAAAACTGACAGAAGTCGTGCAAAAGAAAGAATGAAACAAAAGAACGAACAACCAAAAAAGAAGAAGAGCTCTAAAGAGTCGATAATAAAAGGTTTACCTGTTGGAAAAGAGTCGATAATAAAAGGTTTACCTGTTGGAGCAAAAAACGGTAAAGTTACTAGAATTAACAAAGATAAATCTATGCAGGCAAAAGCTGGTCAGTTTAAAAATATTGTAAACGCTTCTACTTCTGGAGGAATTAGTCCAGAAGATGCTTTAAAGAAAATAAGAAAATTAGTCACAAGTAAAAAAGATGGTGGTGCTTTGAAAGAACTTCCTCCAGCATCAGAGAACCCAGGCTTAAGAAAATTACCTACAGAAGTTAGAAACAAAATGGGTTTCAAGAAAAAAGGTGGCACTATGAAAATGAGTAAAGGTGGTGTGGCTAGAGGAACTGGTGCAGCTGTCAAGGGAACTGGATTTAAAGGTGTATATTAGTGGATGAAGATTTCGATACCGCCTCGTTTGACGAAGCCTACGACATAAGTGACTTCGGTGATGATCAAGCCTTTAGCACTGGCGATATGGCTGGAGGTTCATCTAGCACTCAAGGCAATTTTGTTGACATGGGTTTGGGTGATGGCACTGGTGGCGATAGCCTATCATCAATATTAAATGTGCCTACTGGTACGAATCGTACTAATATAAGCAATGTAGGATCAGGCTCTAATTTAGTTTATGACCCAACTTTTGCACAAGCCTTGAATGTAAGTCGAGGACTTCTGCCTGGAAATATAGGCGGAGCGATTACTCAAGATATGTTACCTGCTTCTTTACGACCACAAATACCAGGCGAGTTTATGACTACTCCTTTTGGTGAAGCTGATATGGTTAGACCCATGTTTTTTTCTCAAGGTGAAAAATTTTTACAACAAACATTACCAGAGATTGTTCGATCAGGTCCTCTTGCAAGGCTTGCAAGAGGCATAGGTAGTGTTTTCCAAGAGGGTATAAATTTTGCCAAAGACGCATCAGGAGGAATTAAACTACCTAGTTTAAGAGATATAAGTGAAGGATTTACAAATTTTATGAATCGTTTTACACCACAGAGAACTGTAACTGATACCAATGCCATGAATATGCCAGAGGCAGCAATCATACGAGAAACATACGACTACGGAGACAGACCACTTGTAGATGTTATGGGACAAAATACTTTTGGTTCAATGCCAATGAACACTGGCATAGCAAGTGTAAGACCACAACAAATGCAAGATGTAGATAAAAATGTTGTAGAGGCTTTACAATTAATACCCTCGAATTTAGAAACAAATCCAATAGCACCAATAAGTAAAGTGCAAGTAACAGATCCAGTTGGTATCTCTTCTGCCCTTCCGACAGAAAGAGACAGAGAAAAAAGAGATTTTGCAAGAGATGTATTTGCATCAAGTCCTAATTTAAGACAACAACAGTTTGGAAGATTTAATCAAGATTTTATAAATAGAACATTAAATCCAACGCTTTTTGATGACACTGGGACTTTTATAAATTTAGATAACGTCTAATGAAAGTCACAGATTTTTTACATAAATACAAAAAGTCCTTGAACACTCGTATTGAAGACATTAGTATGGCTTTAACAAGCGGTAATGCTTCTGATATGGAAGCATACAAAGCAATGGTAGGTGAAATCCAGGGTCTAACCTACGCATTAGATCAATTAAGAACCCTGCTGGAGAGAACAGACGATGACATTAATAGTCCCTGAATACGTTCTTAGACAAAAAGAAGCTAAGAAAAAAGCAGACGAAGAAGCAAAAAAATTATCATTAAAAGACAGAGTGCCACAACCAACTGGTTGGAGGTTACTTGTTATGCCTTACATGGGTAAGGAAACAACAGAAGGTGGTGTTCATGTGCCAGATTCTGTAAGAGACAAAGAAGCTAGAGCTACAGTTGTAGCATATGTGGTTAAAGTAGGCCCACTAGCATATAAAGATTTAGACAAATTTGGAGAAGACGGAGCATGGTGTAAGGAGGGCGACTGGATATGTATTGGTCGTTACGCTGGTTCTAGATTCCAGATAGAGGGTGGAGAAGTGCGAATTATCAATGACGATGAAGTCATTGCAACCATTGTCAATCCCGATGACATCAAATCATACGGAGCTTAATGTATGCAACAACAAAAACAAGAAGAACTATTTGAAGAAGTGGAGGTAGTAGATGGCCCAGAAGAAGAGGGGAAGACCCCCCAAGAAACAACCCAAGTTGTCGGAGATACCGAAGGCACAACCCAAAGTGAAGAAGTCACTGGTGACGAGGATCTTTCAGAGTATTCTGAAACCGTTAAAAAGCGTATTTCAAAACTTACGAACCGTTTTCGGGAAGAAGAACGACAGAAACAATCTGCAATCACTTATGCAGAATCTATCAAAAAACAGAACGAAGAACTCAAAGCAAGACTAGATAAGCTAGACACTAACTATGTCGGAGAGTTTGACAATAGAGTAACTGCTCAAGCAGCTGCAGCAAAAGAGGCGTATAAAAAAGCCTTAGAAACTGGAGATGCAGACGCTTTGTACGAGGCACAACAAAACGTAGCTAGAATAGCTATGGAGGAAGCCAACCTCAAAAAAATGAAAGCACAAAGAGAACAGCAAGCAGAAAAACAAAAAACTGCTCCTACTACTCAAGCTCAACCTCAACCTCAAAAACCAGACCCTAGAGCCGAAAAATGGGCACAAGATAATGAATGGTTTGGTCAAGATCAGACTATGACTTACGCTGCTTTTGGTGTTCATAAAACATTAAT